TACTTAATATTAAATCTCTTGGAATATCTCTAAACTCTGAAGCATCGCAATGCCTAAATTTATAATCTAGAATCTCGTATTTTGCTTTTGCTTTTTTTAACATACCAACGGATATATCCAGACCAAGATAATCATTGCTATTTATAGTACCCCAATCAATGGCTTCACCAGTTCCGCAACCAACATCTAGGACTGTCATTCCTGTTTTATAAACTTTAGTAATAAATTTCCTTATTAATGAATCTTCTATTTTATGTATATCATCTTTATATCTTGAGTCATAATACTCTGATTCTCCGTTATAAAATGATTCTACTAAATCAATCTTATTAACATCCATTTTTATATTCCGCTAAACTTGAATACATGAGCGCATCTTGGACACGCTACTTCTGCGCCATCCAATGATTTATCTGAATTTCTCATATCAATGTTATTGCTCATATTATTTCTAGCTTTTTCCATATCTGATTGTTCTATATCAGGGTATTCTGTCATTGGTTCGAAGTTTGGCGAATAGTTTAGTGAATCTATATCAATATCAGTTCCGATTACGCTGAGATCGAATCCTTGTTCGTTAATATCTTTTAACTCTGAAAAGTATAACCCCATATCCCAATCGCCATTCTCCCCTAGTTTATTATCAGCAATAACATATGCTGCTTTTTGGACTTCGCTTAATCCGGCAATAACTAGGCACGGCACTTCTTCCATCTCTAGCCGCAGCGCTGCATAAAGTCTGCCATGCCCAGCTATTACATTATCATCTTCATCAATAAGAATTGGGACTGTCCAGCCCCATTGCTTGATGCTTTCGACTAGCTGATTTATCTGACTATCTGGATGAGTCTTAGGGTTTCTGTCATACGGAATTAAACTATCGACAGGTTTCTTGATAAGTTCTGACGGTGATTCTATTAGCATGATGACTCCCTGTATGTTACATTAGATCATTATGCGCTAGTGTATCACAAACAACAATAAAAAAAAGAGGGGGATTAGCCCCTCTATCAAGGTTGTATTACAGGGAGAGTGTAATCTGGGTTATTAACAGTATCATAGTTTGAGAAAATGAACAACAAAGACCTTCGGAATATAGGAACAGAGATATTTGGGACTAGGTGGCAAACACGTCTAGCAAAAGAACTCGCGATATCTCCGCAGCATCTAAGAAAATACGTTAGCGGCAGGATATCTATTCCTGATAGTAGAGACTGCCACATCCGATTACTGTACTTTGTCTTTAAGAAGGGTCTGCTAGATGACTTCAAAAAAATGGGGGGAATTGCACCCCCCTAGTTCTCACCTTGCACAGTGAATAAAACTAGACGCTCTAGCAGCATCTAAGTAATAAGGGTTTAATCCAAAGTCTTCGTAACCTTCAAATATAGAATTGTAGTACACATCTGATGGGGGGCTAATCTTTCCAGTATTCATTGTGTATGTCATTACATCTTCGCCGCCCATCTCGATTATTTGCTTACCGTACAAATGGGGGAAACCCTCATAAAGATCCAATGCTTCTTCGCACTGCGCGGTAATGTTAAACAAGCCAACTTCACAAACTGAACCCTCATCTCTTATTAGATCCGCTACACCTCTGAAGACTAATCGGTAGTTGTCTAGTGTTGCTGAATACAAAGCCTCTGCTCTAGGGCATCTCTGTCGCATCTGCCCTAGGTTTAGATTACTGCCATACGCTAAATATAACATTTTAATTCCCCATACTTTCTAACAATTCTGCCCTAGCATCAAAGAAGTCTGCAACCTCATCTGGTATTCCAGCCATTATTTCAGTAGGTACAGCGCCTGCTTCTCCGAACAAGGTAGTCCAGAAAACTTCAAATGTGTGAGGGTTAAACTTGACTTTTTTACCTATCGTCTTGCCATTTGGCTTAACGCTTTCGGTAGCATACAACGCTATAACCTGTTTGTTATCAAAATGAACCCTTCCCTCTGTGCCTACAAATTCCCATTTTTTTGTAGCTCTATTATATTTTGTAGAGCCGCCCAACTTTTTAACTTCACTTCTAATTTCAGCATACCACTCTTTTCTATTACCTTCGGCTTCTGTCGGCATATAACCGCTAGACTTTATTTTTATGCTCTGCTCTACGAAATGCTGTAAAAACAAAACCCAATTACCAATCTTAGCAAAATCGGTTGATCCTGAGTGCTGGCGAAATTCGATTGTTCCGTGGGTTCTGAGTGACTGAGTATTTACTTTAGTAAATCGGCCTCTCTGATAATTTACTATAGTATTTACACTGCCATCCTCGGTTTGAACGTCTAAGCGATCTAATCTGTAACTATGGGCTATAGATCCACAATAAACATTGTTTGATGCGCGTCTTGATTCTGGAAACCAACTATCAATTTTTGCTTCATTCTCATGGTAGCGTTTAACAATATGCTTAGCGTCTAAGAATGTTAAGTCTGCTGCATCTAGGTGAACGTGAACGCCTGTATGACGATTAACGGAACATCCAATTTCATTCATAACTTCACAAACTTTCTCTAGCTCATCAATTCCTGATTGGCCCTGTAATATAGGAGAAACAATTTCATAACCGCACGAAGCGTCTGTTATTACTTTCCAATGGCGGCGTGTTGTATGGTTATAAATCTCTTGGACCGCTGTTATCCCTGCTTGGGTTAAAGCGTCTGCTAAAGTAGCTCTATCTACCCCAACATACTCAATTTCAATTCCAAATTTTCTATTAGTAACTTCATTTTTGTTAACCATTATAAACTCCTGTGCAAGTAAGTTTGTGTATCGTAAGTTAGTGTAGCATCTATAATAAATAGTGTAAACCCCTAAATGGGGTATTATATAATATTTATTTATTATGTAGATTCAAATTTTAATCTATGTGACTCAGCCTGTTTTACCTTATAAGTAATATGCTTTCTAAAAGGGGTGACGTAATGGCAGTATATGAAGTAGGAATTTTTAATAGGTATATTCGCGCTAAGGTGAGAAACGGTGATGCTCTAGCCCCTGGCGTAGACCCCGTCTGGGAAGAGACAAACCTATTTGAGATTGAGGCAAACAGCGCCGAAAGAGCAGGGGAAATAATTCTAATTAAGTATCCTGCATCCCAAGGGTTCGTAATTGACGGTATCTTTAAACTGAATGGATAGGAGATTTTATGGTAGTTGCTGAGACAATGGCAGCATTGGCCGTAGCTAAAGCTGCAGTCAGCGGAGTAAAAAGCGTCATTGAAACCTGTAAAGACGTGTCCGAGATTTCCGGCCAGATTGACCAGATGTTCCATGCAAGCGAACAGATAAACGCCAAGCTAACTCCAAAGCACAAGACAGCTTATAATAATTATCTTACACAAAAGCTAAATGACGGAGATGAAATAGAAGGGGAATCCTTCTCTGATGTTGCGTCTGAAATAATAGAAAAAAAACAGCTTGATGAACAGCTAGACCAGATGGCTCGTATGCTTAATAGAAGATTCGGAGCTGATACATGGGACACAATCATTGAGACAAGAGAAACCCGAATTAAAGAAAACAAAATCAAAAGAGCCAAAGCCAAAGTAAAATTCATAGCAAAAAAAGAACATGATCGCGTTGTTATGCTGAAGTGGCTAAAAGGAATAGGGCAGACTATAATAGTTTCGGGTGTTCTTGTTGGTTTTTATTTCTGGATTAAGTACTTGATTAGCTGCGCTGGTAAATGCTTTAAATAAATAAAGGAGTATTGATGCAAGAACTAAAAGATTGCCCGTACTGTGGCGCTGTGACTAGGCCGCAGCTAGTGTATGAATTTTATCATTGTGGCCGCTGCAAAAGAAACATTGACGAAATGTGCCAGAATCAAACCGAACAGAAAGAAGAAATCTACAGATTCTTTTCAGCAAAGTAATCAACGTCAATCAATTGATCGCCGGAAACCAGGACGCAAGTTTCATTCTTTTTTGGCAGTCTAACCACAATTGACCAATCCAAGTCTTCCCCTCTGTATACTTCGACCAAGCTATTAAGGTCTGGCATTGTCCCTATTAAAAATAGCTTCTGACTTTCCCCAACTGTATCTAGAAAAACATCTCGCTCAAAACAAAGCATCTTGATATTACGAATTTCAGCGGCTTTTACCACCATACTGAAACCGCAAAGAATACTTACGATTAATGTCTGAATAATTCTTTTTTTCACTGGTCTTCTCCTTTTCTAATACTCGAATCCATTCTAGGTGATTGCACTCTTTGCACTGATCACCATCGTAATATTGCATATGACGGTAGCAAGATTTTAATTCATCAGGATCTTCTTTTTCATGGTTCAACAATCGGCGTGTCATATTTCCTCACATCTAACTGTTACGGGTAATCTAGAATAAAAGTTAGCTAACGCCGTTTGGCATTGCTCCATGTCCTCAAAATTTATCTTCATTTCAAACGGAACCGTAAATTGTATAATAATTATTAATGCTGCCATGCTCATTTCTCTCTCCTTTAGTCGTCTTTGTTATAGTAATTTCTTTGGATCTCAGGCTCAATTTGCTTATAGCTCTTTTTTTCCACGTTATATTTGAACATACATTCACCAATGTTACCGTATAAACCCTGTTCTCGAATCTTTTTTGTAACTACAGCGACCGTACCTTCATCAAAGTACCGATGAACCACTAGCCCTACATCGGCCATATTATGCCAGTGTGCGCTTCCACTGATATCGTACATACTAGGCACTGGGTAGCTGCCATCGTTCTGTCTAGCCAATTTTGCTGGGTGAGCGACTACCCACATTATGGTATTGTGTTTTCTACAGAACTGCTTGAACGAGCTAATCATATCCCTTATATGCTCGTCTTCTCTTTTGCCATTAGATCTCGCCGCAGATATCTCATTATACGGATCAATCACAATTCCCTTAACCCCGTGCCTAACGCAAGCTGCCCTTGATTTTTCTAA